CATAAACCCACCGCCACCAGTGTTTAAAAAGTCGCCAATCTTTTCTCTGGTATCTTTAGATATATCACCTAGCTTTTCTATACCTATACCTACGGTAGCTGTAGCATGCCCCATAGTTTGTAGTTTTTCAGTTGACACCCCTGATATGTCAGAGGCTATTTTTAGTTCTTTTGAGTATGCAGCTACAGACTTAACCATAGCTACCATAGCAACAGTACCAGCTACGGCAGCAGCTCCGACAGCCGCTATGCCGCCAGCCGCAACACCACCAGCCTTGGAGAGTTTATTTAGTTTACTGTCAGCCTTGTCAGTCTTGTTGTTTAGCTTATCAAAAGCGTCATCTGCGCTTTTTAGTTTAGCTAACAGCTCAACCGTATGTGCATCAAGCTTAACTGTTAACGTTTCTGTGGTCATTGATCTATTGCCCCGTTGTGTTTTCTTGTGTGATATAAAACTAGTGTTGTATCTATTCTTTTTGGCTCAAAATCTAAAATGTAAGAAGACTCTAGGAAATCTAGAGTCCATGCTTCGGTTGGTGAAATACCTTTATCTACTAACGCCTTCCACCAATCGTAATAATCAAAGTCTTGAATGTCTCCTTTTAGCCTTACATTACCTAAGAGGGACATAAATCCTTTTTTGGCTTTTTCGCCTCTAACTCGTAAGCCTTATCTAAGGTATGCAAGATTTCATAAAGTACATAAGTATACGGCTGTGCGTATTCACCACCCCCAACAGGTCGCCAACCAGAGCGCTCAACAGCATCAACAATTTCATCTAACTGTAATGTAGAGTTACACTGCTTTGCCAGTGTCCACAATAGAATAGGTCCGTCAACGCAATCGATATACTCGGATACCTTCTGCATTTTATCGGAAACACTCATTTCTGGGTTGTTTGCCATAATAGGTAAGATGCCCTGGATTGTGGACCAAAGCCCACGTCCAGTTTCTCTTTTGAAGTCGCGCTTAGCCGCCCAAGTAACCTTGAACGGGTAAGTTTTATAATGTAGTTTAAATTCCATTACGCAGCCGCAGCAGATGGAGTATACGTGTACTTACCAGACGTACTGATAGTACAAGCCATTTGTGCAACACCGTTAACCGCTGCCGTATCACTTCGGCCAGTGATTACCCATGCGTCACACTGCCATTCCTCCGCACCAATACCAGTGACAATATTGCCAGCAACTTGAGCGCCGGATTCAATAGCTGATTTGATTTGGTTTTGTGCCGCGTCGTCTGTAGCTGTAAAGGTAACGGAGAACGCCACTTGTCTACCTGCCACAAAGTCGGGCATATATTCAATATAGCCGCCACTAGCTTTATTAGTAATCTCAACCGGAGCGCCGTTAAGTGTCATTGAGCCCTCAAGTTGTCCGGCAATAACTTTCTCTGAGCCACTCGCACCAATTTTAAAAATATAATCGTTAGAACCTGCCATAATTTTCCTTACCTCTTGCTTATCGTTAAATAGTTAATACTAATATCTCGTTTAAACCACGCCTCGTCTCCTGAGCCATTGTTAACCGTGCATTCTTGTGTTGTAACCGTTTGTGTATTATACACCAAGCTACCACCAAACCTAAAAGCTGACTTTAACGCATCTATGGTTGATAGCTGAACCCTACTATACTGGCCACTACTTAATGGTGTAAATATGCTTATCTGGAATATTCCGCGCTGTACATCGTTGTCGCTATAGTCCTTTCCTGTAGTATCTTCGGTTGCTGGGATGTAGTAACAAGCTAACCATAAATCCCTACCTTCTGGCTTGAAGAATTCACCCTCAAAGGCTACGTCGTTTATAGTTAATGTTGGCGGTAAGTTATCCTTAAGATGACTAACAAGAGCTAGCATTGTGTTTTCGTGTGACATTATTTGTTCACCTTATTTTTCATTAAAATCATAGCTGCTCTAACCCAGCCTTTAGGTGCTTGCTTACTAAAGCCGCCAGCGGATAGTTTTTTGTATGTCTTGCTCTTTTTATCATAAGTACCCTTTTTAACTGGCTTAGGGAATCCACCGTATTCAAGTGTGTGTATGGCCGGAGCATAGTTAGTGAAGTATATAGCACTACCAAGAACCGTAGACGGCATGCTGGCTAACTCGCTAAACGAATTAGAGCCACTCTTACTTTTACTGGTTGTTTTCTTACTGGAAGGCCGGCCAACAGAGAGTAACCAGGCGTTTCTATGATAACCCTCGCCAACTGGAGTACCTTTTATTATCGCTGTTAGGCCAGAGAAATACACAGCCCTAACTTTTTTATTTAGTCGGGACTCTATATTTGTATTCAGTTCAGCCTTAATCTTACCTAAACCTATTAATGGCATTATTTAACCCTGCAGTGTGATTTGTATAGCAGTACGTCACTAGTTGGAGCGACTGGCGAGGAAGGCACTACAATATAATCAACAGTACCTTGCCTTATAATGCTACCTGGTTTAATCTCCACTGTATGATCACTTATTAACTCCCTATCGCCAGCAACGATACCACCACCAATCACGCTTATATCATACGATTTGAATATAGCGTTAAGTAGTAGTGTAGGCGTTTCTGTGTACTCAGGCGGTGACAACGGGTCATTG